TACCAAGGAAAACATCATAAAACATTGGATATTTTGCTCAGATCAATGGTCAGAACTTTTGTTAATATTCGAGATCATGCGTACTTGACAACTCACTCAATGCCGTCAGGCTGTTGGGTCACTGCTTTGTTCAATTCTCTCTACAATAGGTTCATTACTGCAGCATGTTTCTATCGAAATTTGAAAAAGAATAATCGATTAGAAGAGGCTACAGTGATGAATTTTCTTCAACTCACTGATTTTGTAATGGGAGATGATAAAATTTGTGGTGTGCCGACCAAATTTGCCGACGTCTACAATGCCGAAACTGCCAAAGAATTTTTTGAGAGTATATCAATGAGATTCACTGACGGAGAAAAGGGAGAGATCAACGCTCCTTTTAAACCTTTGCACGATTTAGTTTTCCTAAAGCGTAAATTCAGGTATCACCACGTTCTCCAGAAGATGGTAGGAGCTCTCAGCCTAGAAACCGTAATAAATAGCATCATGTGGTTTGACAGTAATAAAGATTATGAGACTGTCATGGGCGGAAAGATGATAGCATTCCAATTCGAAATGTTTCTTCATGAAAATGAAGAGATAAAACAAGCAGTTCTTCAAAAAGCTGCAGAAACAATTTCATTCACCGTTTTCAGCGACCAGAGTATTCGAAAATCTATGGAAGAAGAAGACGATGCATACGCTACTGTTCAGCGTTTCCAGAACAAATTTTATGATTATTAAGAGAAGTTATACAATTTCCCGACGACTATACGGAAAGCTTCGATGATTAAAAACACTAATAGTCTGTTATCTTTTGAAACTAGGATAACTAACAATATAGTTTCGCCGCAAATTATTTAGATAAGAAATTTTCACAACAAATCAATTATGATATGAACAAATCAGATCAATCAATTCATACTAGTGTAGCTTCTATTCATACTAGAAGTATAGAACAAGTAGACCCCAAACATAATCAATATCCAGAAATTCACATAGATGAACAATTTAGAATAGACGCTAAACCATTTATTAATAGACCTATTTTTATTTCCAATGTATCTTGGGC